TATTGACGCAATCGTATACTTCTGTGATCAGAATAGTATTGATGTCGAGTCGGTTCCTAAACTCATTTCTAAACCACTGAAGGAAAAGATCAAGTATGAAGCAATGGAACTTAATTTTTTGAAGAAGACTTCCAGAGCAAAATTGATCTTTTAATCCATTTTTGGTCGAAAAATTTTCCCGGCAAAAAATCCCTATATTACTTTTTTGAATGATGCCATTTGACGCCTATAAATGCTATTTGTCTCTTAAGAATCATTTCACCAAAGACAGTTACGACTACTTCAAGTACTGTGGTAAGAGTAGAGCAACTGTTCAATCATTCTATAAACGTAAAGATAGAATGTGGTTTGAAAAAATTTCTAGACAAAAAAGTGACAAAGAAGTAATTGATTTCTTTGTTTCCAATTTTGCCTCTTGTCCAGATCCAGAAACTCTTTGGATTGGTGAAATGATCAAAGAGGGAGAAGATCGGTATAAAAATTGGCAGAAAAAAATTCAATCATTGTCTTACGTCTTTAAAGAAGAAACCGAACAATTGTTTGAAGAATATAAATTTGAAGAAGTTTTCAGTTGCTCAAAGGGACATCCACCTCTTCTGAAAAAGTTCCTGAGCGGGAAAATTAGCCTGGAAACTATGGTCATCTATAATCAAATATTCCTATACGGGAATAATTTTGATAAGCAACTTAAAGACCCAGTGTGGGAAACCGTAAGTAAGAGAATTAAAAAATATTCTCCTTTCCTACATATAGATGTATTTCGTTATCGAAAAATTTTAAAGCAAGTTGTTCTAGGAGAAAAATGAGTTTTTTCAATTCTGAAGTAGTTCGTGCAGAAATGGTGGAAATTGGTGAGTTGCAAGAAGAAGTTTATCAAAACGTCTTCAAGTTTCCAACTATGGATAAAAAAGAAAAACTCAAGCATGTACAAATTCTTGAAAGACTCCTGGACAAGCAAAAAATTCTTTATACTAGATTGAGTTTGTCAGAAGATCCTGAAGCTATTAGTATGAAAGAAAGAATTTCTGAGTCTGCTAGTATGATGGGTCTCCCTTCAAATGTTGACATGAATATCATTTTTAACAATATGTCAAAAATGCTTGAGGTCATGAAGGAACAGATTGACAAAACGGGTTCAGACCTGTAGAATAACGAGGTACACAAAAGCCAAATCCAACTAATACGGAGAAATCTAATGTCTTTCGCAGATCTTAAAAAACAATCTTCTCTTGGTTCCCTGACCTCGAAACTGGTAAAGGAAGTTGAGAAGATGAGTACAACTTCTGGCGGCGCAGATGAGCGTCTCTGGAAACCCGAAATGGATAAAACTGGTAACGGTTTCGCAGTTATCCGTTTCCTTCCTGCCCCTGAAGGCGAAGAACTTCCCTGGGCAAAAATGTATTCACATGCCTTCCAAGGTCCTGGTGGTTGGTACATTGAAAACTCTTTGACTACTATTGGACAAAAAGATCCACTGGGTGAATACAACCGCGAACTGTGGAACAGTGGTTCTGAAACAAATAAAGAAACTGTTCGTAAACAGAAGCGTAAACTGTCTTATTACAGCAATATCTACGTTGTAAAAGATCCAGTAAATCCTGCAAACGAAGGTAAGGTCTTCCTCTTCAAGTATGGTAAGAAGATCTTTGATAAGATTATGGAGGCAATGCAACCTGAGTTTGAGGATGAAACTCCTATCAATCCTTTTGACTTCTGGCAAGGTGCAAACTTTAAACTGAAGATCGTAAAGAAAGACGGTTATTGGAATTACGATAAGTCTGAATTTGGTTCAGTTGAACCTGTTCTGAATGACGATGACGCTCTTGAAGCACTCTGGAAGAAAGAGTATTCTCTTACTGCCCTTACTGCTCCTGACCAATTCAAGACTTATGAAGAACTTGAAAAGCGTATGAAGTATGTTCTTGGACAAAAGACTGCTCCTCGTCCTCGTCTTGATAGCGATGTTGAAGATGAGGATAATGATCGTGGATCTTATTCGCCTGATTTTGGTTCTCGTCGTTCCGAACCAGTTCCTCAAGATCTCAGTGAACAATTGAGCAAACTGAGTTCTTCTTCATCCAGTAGCGATGAAGACGAGGACGACGCTCTTTCTTATTTTCAACGTCTTGCTGAAGATTGATTAAGAGTAAAGTCTAATATTTTCTCCTCTCTTTAAGGTTCCAGTCACATACTGACTGGAACCTTCTCTATATGGCATTATATCTTCCATATCGTCAATAATAATATTGAGATATTTTTGCTTCAACACAAATATATTTCTTTTTTCGTTTTCTAACTTCTCTTCATATTGATAATTTGTAATGGGATCTGATATATTTCCTGTAGAGGCTTGATTATTTGATTCATAATCAAAGTAACTTACTGAAAATGACGAATGAACCTGTAGTCCCGCAGGAACGATTACTGTTCCATTTCCCGATTTTACTTCTCTAGTTTCATAATGGTGAATTCCATTATATAGAGTGTCATAGTCTCCATATTTTTGAAGCATGAATTCATCGAATGCTGTCTGTGGAAGAGGCCATTCAGTTTGAACATTAACAATATTATTGCAGAGTAATACAACCCAATCTAAGTTTGAATTCCCATAAACTTTGAATGCAACAGTGTCTGGTCTGTCATCTCCTTGAATACTGTATTTCTCAAAGAAAGCAAGATTTTGAAAAATATCTTCTCTGATTTTTCCTTTTTTAAATAAATTTTTGACTTGAATATAATCTGATATATTTTTGTCAGTATTAATTCTACTGACATAATCAAAATTTGGAACTTGGGAAAAGTAGTTTGACATTTTAGTAACCTATCGTTGCGTCATTGTCATTTGCATAATCACTAGAGTTATTGAAGATTGGTTCAAGTTCAGTAAATTGCATTGTGATTTCATATGAAGTCATTAAACCGTCAGCAAATGTCGAATAACTTCCATCTGGTGTGTAATTTACACTAAAACTTTGAAGAGCACACTCTTTTATTTTGTTTATGTATGGGTGATCTGTAGTACCTTTATATAAGTATTGTATCTTAAAGGTATGTGGTGCTTTAAGAAACAGACTTGAAGTTGCTTTTTGTACAGCAGATCCTTGTTTGAAAAATCTAATGATTTTTCTGATTGCTTCTCTATCGTCTTCGTCTCTTGCACTTAATCTAAATGAAAATGCAAAAGGTCTTAGTGTAGGTCCTTGAAAGAGAAGTTCTAGGTTGGGGTTTGTAATTGCTCCTCTAGATCTTGATAAGAAATCAGTAGTGCCTGTGGCAGACTCTACAAATTTTGATACCAATGAAGTTTGAACATCTGTTTTATTGTTTTGGACTCCTGTTACTGCAGACTCTGCGGTTCCAGCTGCTTTTTCACCTCCACCAACAATAAAATTTTCTGCGAATTGTGTTGCAAATGCTGATAGATTATCTAACCTATTTTCTCCCCATCCAACACTACTTACGTCATTGATATTATTTTGAATTGGTAAAGTTACTGTTCCGATTACTCTAGAACTAGTAGCACTTCTATCTCCAAATGGATTCAAATCTTTTGCTAGATTTTCATTACTAAATCCTTTTGGATCATACTTCAACATACTAAATCTCATTACGTCTTGTTGCTTAACTTGTAATGTTGAAGGGTAAACGAGATTTGGGAAGGTGTTTCTTGTTTCTGCAGAAGATTCTAATTTTTTGTTTAGGTCTGCAATTTCTTGTTCTGTTGGTCCAGTAGAATCTTGTGAATTTGGATCTGTGGTTTTTTTTGCAGCTCCAAGACTAGAAAATGAATCTTTCTGTTCAGAAGTTCCACCTGAACTAGATCCAAAGAAATCTTTTCTTAATGATTCTACCTGTGTTTTATTTGCTGTTCTTATTGCACCACCTTCGGATAAAGATGATCTTTCTGCTGGAGTAGCACTACTTGTTGGAGTTAGCACTCCTGGCTTTGTAGAATCTCCAGTTGCAATGACTACTGGATTTCCACCTTTAGCATCACTATATCGTATTACTTCAGATCTAAAAACTGGTTTATTATTTGGACCTACTGCTTCAGTTACTTTAGTTGCTGTATATATTTGTTGCTTGTTTGCCGAAGAAGTTCCTAAACTTACTGGACTTGGTTTACTTGTAAAACTTGCCATTAGACAACCTCCTCGCAAGAGGAAAACTCTAAAATCTGTTGTCTTATTTCCCTAAACATTGACACAGTTTTTTTATTTATTTAGACGTATTTTTGCATATGGTATTGATAACAGTTCGTCTAGTTCATTTCTTTTAACCACATGAAGTTTTCCTGCAACCTCTTCCCAAGTATAATTTCTAGATTCTCTCCAGTGAAAATTTATTCCTTTAAACCCCCATCTTTGAATTTCGGTACATGCTATTAGTGGGTGTTGATCGTATGAAATATTTGGTGTTTTGGGGTTGTATATGAATGTATAAAAATTCCCAACTTCTGGTAATAAAACTTCTTCTTTAAGAACACTCAGAATTATTAACATTAGATCTTCTGGATCCTTTGTTCCTTCCTCTTCAATCCTTTTTTTTAAAAATCTTACCCTAGGACTTGAACCTGGATATTCTTTTTGATAGTCTCCGAATCCCTTCGCCATTACTTAATACCTAATTCTTTTTCTGTAATGACTTTAAATTCTAGAAGTCTATCTTTGCAAAATTCATCAGCAGCTTTCCATTTTGCTTGATTAACTGCATATGTTTTGACTTCGTGTATGTATGATTTTGTCACTCTTGACTTTTGTTTTGGTGGTTGAGTTTGTTTTTCTGGCTTGACTTCAATCACATAAGTTTTTATTCTTCCATCACTTTCTTTTACTTTGATTATAAAATCTGGAAAATATCTATGAACCCTATTATCTACAGGAGATAAGTAAG